AAGTGCGCCAGTTTTACAATCAGGCGACTGGGCAGACGATGCCTGTAAACATCAGCCCGCGCCCCAAAATGCGCCCCAAAGGACTGCTTGACCAATGAAAAACGAGATCAGCGATATGATTGAGGACATCGAGGAGCAGTTCCTCGACGTCATGGATGAGGACGAGCTGCAGGGCATCGTCGGCAAAGAGATCGACGACGCCATCGATTTCATCGACAACTGGATCTCGCCAGTGCGCGCCACGGCGACGCAATACTACCGCGGCGAGCCGTTTGGCGACGAAGAAGAGGGCCGCAGCCAAGTTGTCAGCATGGACGTGCGCGACACCGTGCAGGCGATCATGCCGTCGCTGATGCGCATCTTCCACGGCTCGGAGCGCACCGTCGAGTTTGCGCCTAACGGCCCCGAAGATGTGGCGGCCGCGGAGCAGGCCACGGCATACGTGAATTTCATTATGAACCGCGACAACGACGGCTTCTTGGTCACGCATTCGGCGTTCAAGGATGCGCTCGTTCGCAAGGTCGGCGTCATCAAGGCTTACTGGGACGACCAGACCAAGTTCGAGACGCATGACCTGTCCGGCATCGACGACGCCGGCTTGGCCGCGATTGCCGCTGACCCCGCCGCCGAGATCGAGGTGGTGGCGTCCGAGGCGATGGGCGAGCCGCAGATTGACCCGATGACTGGCCAACTGATCCCGCCGCCGATGGTCCACAGCATCCGCGTGACTTACGTGCATCCAGATGGCCGCGTGAAGATCGAGGCCGTGCCGCCAGAGGAGTTCCTGATCTCGCGCGAAGCCAAGTCGGTTGACGAGGCCGACTTTGTCGCGCACCGCCGTATTGTTACGGTATCCGAGCTGGTGGCGATGGGCTACGAATACGACGACGTGGCCGACTTGTCCTCGGCCCACGACGACATGAACACCAACGTGGAACGCTACACGCGGAACAGCGCGCTAACCAACGAGATGAACGAGCGCAACGACCCCGCGATGAAGAAGGTGCTTTACGTCGAGAGCTACATCCGCGTGGACTACGACAACGACGGCATCGCGGAGCTGCGCAAGATCTGCACCGCCGGCGACGGCAAAAAGATCCTCGCCAACGAGCCGTGCGCCGTGGCACCGTTTGCCACGTTCTGCCCCGATCCCGAGCCGCACGATTTCTTCGGCATGAGTGTCGCCGACACCGTGGCCGACATTCAGCGCATCAAATCTTCGATCATGCGCAACACACTGGACAGCTTGGCCATGTCGATCCACCCCCGCGTCGCTATCGTCGAGGGCATGGTTAATGTCGACGACGTGATGAACACCGAGACAGGCGCCATCATCCGCCAGCGCGCGGCGGGCCAAGTGCAGCCGATGACCATGCCTTTCGTTGGCCAGCAGGCATTTCCGGTGCTGCAATACATGGACGAGGTCAAAGAGGCCCGCACAGGCATCTCCAAGGCGTCTGCGGGCTTGGATGCTGGCGCACTACAGTCAAGCACCGCATCGGCCGTGCAGGCCACTGTGAGCGCCGCTCAGCAGCACATCGAGCTGATCGCGCGCATCTTTGCCGAGACCGGCATGAAGCGCCTGTATAAGCTGATCCTTGACATCGTGACGACGCATCAGGACCGCGAGCGCATGGTGCGCCTGTCGAACGCCTTTGTGCCGATCGACCCGCGCGTCTGGAACACGAACATGGACGTCGTGATCAACGTGGCGCTGGGCCGCGGCACCGATCAGGAGCGCATGATGATGCTGCGCCAGATCGGCGAGATGCAGAAAGAGGCCATGTCGACCATGGGTCAGCAGAACCCGCTGACCGACATGTCGAAGCTGGCGAACACGCTGAAGGCAATGACCGAGCTGGCTGGCTTCAAGGATGCGTCGCAATTCTGGAACGACCCAGCGCAGTTCCAGCCGCCGCCTGACGCTAACAAGCCGGACATCAACGAGCAGCTGATCCAAGTGCAGATCCAGCAGATCCAAGCCGACATCCAGAAGAAGGCGGCCGAGCTGCAACTTGAACTGCAGAAGGCGCAGATGATTGACGACCGCGAGCGCGACAAGCTGGAGGCCGACCTCTACGTCAAGGCGGAGGAGATGAAGGCCAAGTATGGCACGCAGCTCAACGTCGAGCAGATCCGCGCCAAGCTGGCCATCGACCGCGAGGTAATGAAGGCACAGGCTGACGTGATTAAGGAGGCTGCGCGTGAAAACTAAGCAGCAGGTAATTGACGACGGGGAGGCGGCAAAACGCCTCCTCGAGGACACAGATCTCAAGCGTTTCTTGGCTGAGATCGAGCAGGATTGCTGGGAGGAGTTCAAGGCTACGAACACCAGCGATAGTGGCGCCCGAGAGGCTGTCTACATGAAACTGCGCGGCGTTGAGCTGGTTCAGCAGGCGCTGCGTGCAATGGCAGATAATGCGGCCATTGAAAAACGAGGAAAATGACCGCATAATATAGAGGATTTGAGATGGCAGACGTCAACAACCCACAGGGGACTGACCTGTATAGCGCTCAATATGCAATCAGAGCAATGCTCGCACCCCAAGAGGACACTGCGGAAGCTACTGATGCGCTAGAGGCCGAAGGCGAAGAGATCGAAGACGATCAGGAGCCAGAGGTCGAAATGTCCGAAGCCGAAGAGGCCGAGGACGAACTCGATGACGAGTTGGACGAAGACGACGGCGACGAAGACCAATCCTTCGATCTGCTGTCGGCCACAGTTGAGGTCGATGGCGAAGAGATTACGGTTGAGGAGCTGAAGCGCGGCCACCTACGCCAGCGAGATTACACACGCAAAACTCAGGAACTCGCCGAGCTGCGCAAAGGCTTCGAGGCCGAGCAATCCGAGATTGAGCGTGAGCGTGCCCAATATGCTCAACTGTTGCCGGCCCTGCGCCAGCGCATTGAGATGGCGGCAGAGCAAGAACCCGACTGGGACACCCTGTATGACACAGACCCCCAGATGGCGGCGAGAGCAGAGCGCCAATGGCGAAAGCAGCAGGAGCAACGACAAGCCCAGCTGGAAGCCGTTGATGCTGAGCAACAGCGCCTCGCACAACTGCAACAGCAGCGAGCTGAGCAGATGCGGGTGCAATACGTTGAGCAGCAGCGCCAAGTGTTGCCTGAGTTGATCCCCGAGTGGCGTGATACGAAGGTGGCGCAGACAGAGGCCGGAAAGATCCGAGAATACCTGCTCAACGAGGGGTTCTCGGAGGATGACATTGCCGGCTTGACCAATGCAACTCTCGTCAAGGTAGCGAGGAAGGCCATGCTTTACGAAACCGGCAGCCAGAAGGCGTCAGACGCAAAAGCAAAGCCCAAGCCACCCAAGGCCAAGACCTTGAAGGCTGGATCTCGCGGCTCGCAAGCCAAGCCGAAATCGGCACGCACCCAAGCGCAACAGCAGTTGCAGAGAACTGGCCGTCTCAAGGATGCGGCGGCCGCAATCAAAACTCTCTTGTGAGGACACTTAAATGGCTATCGTAACCAACACCTTCACGTCGTTCTCGGCGAAAGGCATTCGCGAAGAACTGGCGAATGTCATCAACAACATCTCCCCCGAAGAGGTGCCGCTGCAGTCGAACATCGGCTCGAAAAACGTCAGCAACACCTACTTTGAATGGCAGACCGACGATCTGGCAGCCGTCAGCACCACCGCCGTCATCGACGGTGACGACGTTGCGTCGTTCGACGCCACCGCGGCAACCACCCGCGTAGGCAACTATGTGCAGATCCTTCGTCGCACGATGATCATCGCCGACAACTTGGCAGCACAAGATCTGGCCGGCCGCAACGACGAGGTCGCCTACCAGATCGCAAAGCGCGGCCGTGAGCTGAAGCGCGACTTGGAAGCAACTCTGTGCCTGAACAACGCCAAAGAGGCTGGCAACAGCTCCACCGCTCGTGAGACCGCAGGTCTGGGCGCGTGGATCGCGACCAACGACAACTTCGGCACTGGCGGCGCATCGCCCACCGGCGACGGCTCGGACGCTCGCACCGACGGCACCCAGCGTGATTTCACCGAAACCATGCTGAAGGCCGCCATGCAGGCTGCCTACACCTCGGGCGGCAACCCGTCGATCCTGATGGTTGGCCCGTTCAACAAGACCCAAGTGTCGGGTTTTGCTGGCATCGCCGCACAACGCTACATGGCACCGTCGGACGGTCCTACAACCATAATTGGTGCCGCGGACGTTTATTTAAGCGATTTCGGGACCTTAACGGTAGTCCCCAACAGGTTCCAGCGTGAGCGCGACGCGTTCCTGCTTGACCCCGAATACGCGGCGGTTGCCTACCTGCGTCCGATCCAGAAAGTGGATCTGGCGAAAACCGGCGACGCAACCAAGGCGATGATGCTGGTGGAAGCCGGCCTCGAGGTTGGCACCGAGAAGGCCCACGGCGGCATCTTCGACCTGACCACGTCGTAATGACGAGCGGGGCGGCTTCGGCCGCCCCAATCACTTTCGGAGGGGATTATGAAAAAACGCCTATTCAGCCACGACGCCCAGCAGGGCATCACGAAATACTGGCACGTCAAGGACAACGGGGAATACGTCATCGAGACGGTGCAAGAGGTCGAGAAGATCGCCGACGCAAACAAGCGCGCGGCCAACGACACGCCCGACAAGTGGGGCGATGTCAACAAGGTGGCATCTATCCCGCTTTCGGTGTATTATGAGCTGAAACGTCAGGGGATTGCCGACGATCCGGCCGCCATGAAGAAATGGCTGAACGACCCCGACAACAGAGTGTTTAGGACAAGGGCAGGTCGGCTGTGAGCATCACCACCTACACAGAGCTAAAGTCGGCCGTCGCTGACTTTCTCAACAGACAAGACCTTGCGTCGGCAATCCCGACGTTTATTTCGTTGGCGGAGAGCAGCTTCAACCGAGACATCCGCCACTGGCGTATGGATGTGCGCATCAGCATCACGCTTGACGCGCAGTTCGTCGACCTGCCATCCGGCTGGCTTGAGACCGTGAAGATCGTAAACGCGACTGGCGAGGGGCCGCAGGAGCTGGAGCTGATCCCGCTGGCTGAGATGGACGAGCGCCGCTTTGCGTCGAATAACACTGCCGGCGCACCGCGCTTCTACGCTATCAACGGCGGTAAGATTGAGCTGTATCCGACGCCGTCCGAGGCGTTCACGGCCAGCATCACATACGTGCAGAAGCCGACGGCGCTGTCTACATCTAACGCCTCAAATTGGCTGCTTGAGAACTTCCCAGACGTGTATCTGTATGGCTCTCTGGCGCACTCTGCGCCTTACCTGCAGGAAGATAGCCGCCTCGGCGTGTGGGCCGCCCTGTATCAGCAGGCGCTGTCTGCGATCAATCTTGATAGCGACAGAGCCAAATATAGCGGCACAGGGCTTCGCATGAAGTTGCGCGCCTTTTAATGCAAACGCGCTTAGGATATAATGGCGCAAACTAGAGGACACGACAATGAGCAACCCATTCCGCGGCATCGGTGAAAACCTGCTTGGTTTTCCGGCAGACATGGTCCCCGTGACGCCAAACGACAGCGCTGATAACTTGGGAACAGATCCAGCCAACGGCAAGAACAACATTGCTATGGGCCTGTATATCGAGACCGGCGGCGACATCGTGATAACGACCCTGCGCGGCAACGACAGGACGGTATCTGTTGCGTCTAATTTTGTTTTAACCTGCGGCGTCAAGCGCGTTAAGGCCACAGGCACCACTGCCAGCGGCATCTTTGCACTGGTGACATAATGCTTCAGCGCAGCCTCGGGATACAGATACAACGCAGCTTTCGCCGATACAGGTCGGCGGTTTATAGCTGGATCTTGACGGCTGGGCTTTGGGATGACCTTGGCTTCTGGCGCGACACTGCATATTGGAATGACGGAGAATAACGATGGCAACTATTTCCAACGGCGAGAGCGGCAGCAGCGTCCGCCGTGCTAAGCTAAACGATATTTGGGACGGCCTTGAGCTAAACGAGATTGCCGCTTCCAAATCCGACACTGCCGTTGACGTATTCGTTTACGACACCTCGAAGGACAGCGACGGTGGTGCATGGCGTAAGCGCACGCAAGCTACAAGCTGGTATAACGAGA